GGTAAAACCTTTGATGAGCATGAAATTAAACTCAAGAATATCAAAATTACGGGCAGTATTATCAGCACCATTGGTATTGGAGGGTCACGCTGTCAACATCTATGAAGAGAATTCAGAAGCTCCCAGAATTTTAGCTAAAGGAAGACAAGAAACCGTGGAAATTCAAAATTTTTGTTTCGAACAAGGCAATTTCGATTTGGTAGAGCCGGAAGAAATGGACTTAATAACTTCCGCTCCAAAAAGAGGATTGACCATGCGATTGCCAGGACCGAAGGTAGTCAGAACAGACGTCCGAAATGAATTTGAGGGGGCAAGCAAGTTAGCCGACATTCAAGTGAATTCTTCAGGCTTTGACTCCTTCAAGAATCTAGTGGACAGACAAATAGCAACGACAAAAACCTCAAGATTCGGCACGGCAGATATGCAGGAAGGCACAATCATATACAAACGATTTAAAGAATGTTTCTATGCATCAGATTACACAATATTGGATGTGGAGAAGCAAGCCTCTTGGTTAGCTGAAACTGAAGTAAATGCTCTGAACATGATAATAACTGGAGAACCATTGGGAGAAACAGCCAGAAGTTTGACGGTAGACGCGGAGTATAAGACTCAAACCAAAGCAAAAGCCGTGCCAGGTTTCGCAGCCACTGTGCCTTACGGGCAATCAATATTGGCAAATTCAAAAGCTTTCAATGCACATTTCTCAACTTCTCAACCCAAACTATATCTGAACTTATCGAGAATGTTACGAGATGGAGCAATATTGGATTACGGAATGTCCGATCAAGTTTTATCTTCAAGATTGCAAATATTGGGTTTGGCAGAAGGAATGAACGGACCAAAGAATATACAAGCGGATGTTTCCAAACAAGACAGTTCACACACAGCTGCTTTTCTTTACGCATTCATTTTGATCGCTCGTGATGCAGGGTTGGACGAAGACAGTCTACTATTCTATCTGGCATATTCTAGGAAGTACCATTTTAGATCAAGGGGTGCGGATGCAACTCGTTCGTCGGTGTCTTACAATTTAGGATCCGGCGATCCGTTTACATTGATAAGAAATGACGTAATGGAAATGTGCGTAATAGCCTGTAGATTTTCAAACGCCAACACGATGTCAATTGTGGAAAAAGGAGACGACGTACACGGCAACATCCTCAATCTATTTCCTCACCCTTTAGCCAATTTGCCTTCTGTAGCTCAAGTGAAACTGACGGTTGATTACGGCACCGTAGGTTATCATGCTGGAAGATTTCACAATGGCAAAAGATATTTGGTAGATCCAGTTAGAGCATTCTTGAAACATTTCACAAGACTTTCAGATTCAAACGTTTCAAATAACGTATTGTATTCAAGTTATGTTTCAAGGGCAACTGATTATGACGATGAAGAAGTGGAATTTTTGGTCAATGCTTGTCAAATTCATTATCCCTTTTATTCTTCGGCCCAAATAACTGTAATGATTGACACAATGATTCAATTGAGAATAAGATCCACGTTCGACAAATTTTCAGTAATAAGACTGAAAGATCACATAATAACAGTGGATTCCAAGTCAAATTGTGCAGCAAATTGTGTTAGAGCTTTGAGACCAGGTAGAACTAACGGCTATTACAAACAATTCAAAGGCATGAAACAAGAAAATTTGATAGAATTATTGATGCGCGAGGGTATACCATGTCTAAGAATAGAAGGCAATCTGTTCGAAGAGCCTGTCAACGTCATAATAATTTCGAAAACCCATGCCAAAGTCAACGTAAGATTAGCCGATAGAAGACCTTATGGGACCTTTAAAATTCGAACTAAAGACAATCATTTCAAATTGCAAAATGTCTGAATTACAATCTTCGAACGCGCCTTCTGCCACTCTTTTGGTACATGCTTCTTCCGCTGCTGCCGTCCTAACGGACGGAGAAGTTGGTTTCTATTCAAGTTTCTCTGCACATCCAAGAACACAACAAGCTAAAGG